CAAGCGTGCCGCCATCCGTTCCCGCGCCATCGCCGAAGGCAAGCGGGGGCAGGGCCGCCGCGCCATTTCCCGCCGCATTCTCGCCGCGGCCGGTGAATACAGGATCGACAATTAGGACTGAAGCCAATGGGCCGCGATTTGCCATTTTACTACCTTAGGAAGCGCCCCGCGAAGGGGCGGCGTCAATTGAATTGATCTTCTAATAGAATCTCCCCAGCGGGAAATGCAAGCGGAATCACTGCGGAACCTCGCCGACGCCTGAGCCTTCCGACTTTCCAGGCGCCGCGGTCCCGAATTTATAAACGTAGATACAGCGGCAAACGTTTCCGTAAGGCCCGAGCGTCGAAAGGCATTTTTTATTCGGCGGGCGATTTTCGATATAAGCCGCCGATCCGAATTGAAAAACCTCGCCGTCAACCCGCCTGCAATTGGAGCAGGTTACTTTGTCCATTATCGCCGAATAGGTCGCCGATTCAACCGGCGGCCCTTCAACGCGGGCGACTTCCTCGCGGGTTAGGTTCGCCGTTTGTGTAACAGCGTTGACGGCGAGCTTGCCCCACGTCGCAAGGGGCAGGGCCAGCCCCGAAACCGCGGCGAGGGATTGCCCCCCTGTAGCCTCTACCGCGGCGGCCTCGCGAAGCCTGCGATTCAAATCATCGTTGATCTGATTTGCGAGAATCGAAGCCCGAGCGGCGACAACCTGATCCAATTCAGCCGCGAAGGTTTCGGCCTCGGGCGAGGGCGTCCAGCCTGCCCCCATCTGCGCCTTGATCTCGCTGAGCAATTCGCGCCGGTTAAACTGCGACCAATTCGAAAGCAAAGGCCCAAAGGCCTTTTCGTATTCGGCGACATAATCCACGCTAAGGCCCGAAATCTTGCCCACCTGCCCCGCCGCGATAAACGGGGCCACCTTGCGCGCGAATTCGGCTTGCTGACGCTCGCCGATAACGTCGGCGGCCGCCGTCAACGTATCGGAGCTAGTCTGAATTCCCGCGAATAGGCGGGACCACGCTACGGCCTTTTCTGGGCCGTCTAGGTCGCGCCAGGTAGCGAAGGCCCGCCCATCCCTGCCCCATACCATAACGGCCGGTTTTGCGGCCCTGAGGCCCTTTCCAGCTTCCCGCACGCGATCGAATTCCGCTACCTTCCGTTCGGCCCAATCGCGGCCCGAATTCCCGCCCCATAGGTCCCAGGCAATCCGCCCCGCGGAGGGAAATCCGGCCTCTCCCGATTCGAAACCCTCGGCGAGCCGATCCGAAACGTGGCGCGAAAAATAGGCCTTCATGCGCCGGATCGTTTCCTCGCTGAGGTTCCGCCCGTTCGCGATATCCCGCGCGCGGGCCACGCCGATCGCCGTCCCGCCGCGCTTGAATTTCGCGCGCCATTCCAGCGCCCTGGCGGCCGTTTCTGCCATCGCCACGGTTGGCGCGGTATCGATCTCGCCTAGGCCCTTTGCCATATGAATAAAGGCCGCTTCCGGCCCCGCGTCCGTCACAAGGGCCAGCCCGTCAAGCTCGCCGCTTTCGGCCCAAGGCCCGAGGGCCACGCCTTCGCCCGCGCTTTCGGGGCCATCTGTTACATCGTCGCCGGCGACTTCCTCGGCGATTTCCTGAGCCTCGGCGCTATCTTCCGCGCTGGTATAGGGAACGCCCAGCGTATCGCTTAGCGTGCGGATATCTTCGGGCGTGTAAAGGGGCGAGCCGTCCGGATTCACAAGCGCCCGCACGCGCCCCACGCCTTCCCAAATATTCAAAACCTCGGCGTCCGATCGCGTCATTATGCCATCAATTCGCAATTCAGGAACAACGGCCAAATCCCCGATCAAAACATCGCACGCGGTTTGGATCCACGTCCGGCGGCTTGATTTAATTTGCTCGGCGTATCCCTGCAATTGCCGCAATCTCTCCGCTTGTTGAACGTCGGCGAGGTTATAACTTCCGCCATTCTGCCCGATTTCGGAAGCGAGCGCGCCGAGGGATCGCAGAATTTCTTTATCGAAATATTCCATCGCGGCGAGAAAGCCGGTGTCTGAATCAAATTGAAGCATTTCCATTGTGACGCCAGGCGGCAGGCCCATATAAGCCTGGCCCGAATAAAAGAAATCTTTAGCCGCCTGGGCAATTGAATCCGAAACGCCCTTAGCCTTCGCGCTTTCGGAATCCATTTTGAACAGCGGGAAACCGTTACCCCATTTGCGCCTGTGCATAAGCGCCGAGACGAACCATTCCGTTTTGCCCTGCGAGGCATACCACGCCGCGCGCAAATCGCTGAGCCCTTCCAAATTCAGGCCGATCCGCTGATTTGAAACTAGAAGCAATTTCCGCGAATCAATAACGGGCATACCTTGGACTGTAATACCAGGAACCGCCACGTCGGCGAGCAAGCCAGGCGAGCCCGAGGCATTTTGAACAACGCCCAGCCATCGCTCCCGCTGGTCCCAAACCCAACGCAAAACCGAGCTTTGCGCCCTGTGTTCGACGAACGTTGTCCGGCGGCGCCCCTGCAAAGTGGGGTCTATTCCGAATTCATGCAAAACGAATCCAGGGACCATCGAATAACTTTGTTCGCGGATAATCTGCGACGGGTCCAAATCGGGGTTGTGATACCATTCGAGATTTAGAATCTCGGCGGCGCGCTCGGTAGCCTCCCGCATTGCGGCGCCGGCCTTGTAGCGATCTTCGGGCGACATTCCAGGCGCGGCCGCGATAGCTTCCCAATCTACATCGGGCGCGGCATAATATTCGGAAGCCTGCGCCACCCTTTCGACCGTGGCCCGAATCGCATTCCGCGCCACCGGATTCGATCGCGCCATCCTTTCAAATTCGCCCTGATCGTAAGTTAGGCCGCGGGCCACTAGGGGTTTCAATTGCGTTTTATTTTCGACCTGAGGCAAGCCGCCGGCCGTAGGGGTTCCGCTTAGGCCCTGTTTGTTCGGGAGATCTGCGACCTCGGCGATCAGATTCAAATAGCGATCGGCCTCGCCTCGGGCGGCAAGCCTCCGCTTGACGCTGGGCGCCCGCGGGATCTCGCTTCCCATTTGCACTAGAATCGCCTCGGGCTGGATATCTTCGGGCCGGCGGATCGCGGGATTCCTGAACAACGCCGAATCGTCAACGCCGCCGAGGTAATCCGCGGGGTTAGGAATCCGGCCCGAGCGAACGGGCGGGGCGTCAACCCGCACTAGCTCGGCGACGCGCCGCCGGCCCCGTTCGATAGTGTCCCGCGTGAAATCTCCCGCCACGCGGGCGGCCTTTTCGTAAATTCCCATATTCGATCCCTCGGCTTAGGTTCGGGCCATCCTAACGCCCGCAATTCGCCCCGTCTAGCAGGGGCGAAGCCTCGGGCCTAGTATCTCCCCGCTTCCCTTCCTGCCCCTATCTCTAAAGCCCATCCGAGCCGCGCCATTTCACAACCTGCGCGCCGTGGTAATCTGCCCCCTTCGGCGGGCGATACTCTCCCCCGCCTGAGATAACGGGCGCGTCCATTTGATTAAGGCCCAGCGTATGCGGCAGGCAATAGCGGGCGCCATGCACTAGGGCGTCAATGCGGCCAGGGGACCACCTGCGCGAGCCGCGCGGGGGATCGGGATCCCAGCTCACCATTTCATCTTCTAGCCCTTCAAGCCGCCCCACGTGGCAAAACTGGCCCAGCCTGTAAAGGTTCGCGACAGGAACCGCGCGAGCCGCCTTGCTCCCTACGGCGTGAATCAGAATCACAGGGACGCGGGGATCAACCGCGGCGAGGGTTAGCCGGACCATTTCCCCGCCCTGATTTTGCTCGGCGACAATACAGCCGGCCCCTAGGCGCCAGAATAGATCGATCGCCCGTCTGGCCCATTCCTCGGGGCCGTAGCGGCCTGATTCATCAGCGATCGCATATCCGATTCCACCGGCGGCCCCTACCGCCACGATCCCCGCTTCGTCGGCGGTTTCGGAATTGGAAATTGAAGGATCGATCGAAACGCAAATGCGGTCCATCGGCGGCGCCTGAGCCAAACGATTTCGATCGATATCTTCAAAGCTCCAAAGGGCGCCAGGGGAATCGTCCAGAAATTCACCTAGCAGGAAGCGAGCGCGGCGCCGTGTATCCATTGCGTCAAGCTCGGCGAGGTAATCGGGCGAAAGGCGGGGATTTGACGCGGGGTTGATCTGGGCCGCATAATACCAGGCCCGATTAGCGATCGCGCCGCCGCTCGGGCTTTGACCTTTTAGCCATTCCTGCGCGGTCCAGTGTTTCGAGCCCGAGGGGTTTAAATCGTAAAAGGCTCGGGCCGGCATAATTCCCGAGCCATCCGAATATCTGCAAACCTGCGCCAAACGGGAGCGAACCAAGGGGACAACCGACCAAGGGATTTGAGAGGCCTCATTTAAATAAATTGTGACAAATTCGAGGCCTAGCAATTTTTCGACGCGCTCGCCCGAATCCAGCCCCGAAAAATGAATTTCGGATCCGTTAGGGAAGCGGGCGATCTGATCCGACTGATTCAGCGAAACGGCGACACCTGCGAAGCGGTCCCGCAATACATCGGAAAAGGTCCCGAGCATAACTGACTTACGGATCGCGTTGTGATTCAGGCGGGCGACAAGGTGGCGCGAACCGGCGGCCCGAAGCGCCCGAAGGATCACGCTAAAAATCAGCATATAAGTTTTGCCTGAGCGCGATCCCCCGTAAAGCAAAACGTGCCGCGGGTCCCGCTCCGCGATAGCTTCCCAGATCTCTACCTGGCGCGGCGACCAATCCAGCGGCGCGATAACGGGAGCGGAAGCCATAGGAAAGGCCTGCAAAGGGGGCGAGAAAGCGAGCCAAGCGGCGAGCCCTGCGAATCTACCCCCCGCCCCTGCCCCCGTCAATTCCGCCCCATCCTGAGCCATCCCCCGCCCGCCCGTCAAACCGTCCAGCCCGCCAAGCGATCCCCCCATTTTTTTTACGGGGCTACCCCATTCCACCCTACCAGATCCGCCTTGCGTTAGTCAACACTAAAATTGACGAAAAGCGAGGGGAAAGATCGGCCTGCTAGTCGCCCTTGATCCGTGACCCGAACGGGGTTAGGCCTGCCCCTACCGCTAGCCGCCGCGCCTCCCCTTCCGCCGCCGCTAGCCCTGGCCCTCGGCGGGCGGTTCCTCACCCTCTCCCGCCCGCCGAGCGGCCTCCCCCGTCCAGCCTGCAAAGGTGGCCCCGAAGATCGAACCGCCGATCTTTCCGCTGGCCCTTCCTGAGCCCGCGCCCGTAACCTTGCGGATTGACTAGGTTTTGCATTGTAGCAATTCGTCAACGCAAAGGTTGACAGGGGAAGCGGAGCGGCTACAATAGGGGGACCAGGGCGAGGCAATCCGGCCCCCGCCCGAACCTGAGGATCTGCAAATGAATACAGCCCCCGCCACTACCGCCGACAACCTCGCCGCCACGCTGGCCCGCCTTGACGCCGCCGCTACACACTACCTCGCC